TATCTTACTCTGAGTTCATCAATGACCCTAACCTATGGAGTAAGATGAACGGAGAGAAGTATGCGGAGGTAGTAGCTACAGCTACAGACGATGCCCTGCGTAACGTGTTCTCTAAGTCATATGGTGGTACAGAAGGTATGCTGCAGTACGTAGCTAAAGCTATAGAAGATGCACGTAAGGTACCTGTAATAGGAGCTATGGTTCCCTTTGGTCAGTTCTTTAACAACACCATTGCACATATGTTTGACTACACAGGGGTTAGCTTAGTACACAAGTACCTAGCTGGTACTACACGTGATCCTGTGGACCTGTTAACTAAGACTGCAATAGGTGGGACTTTCATTGGGGTTTTGTATACTCAAGAGAAAGAGTACCTAGACGAAGGTTTACCTTTGTTTGTTCAACGTGACGGTGATGGGATGTTACGTAACCGTACATACGACTTCCCTTATAGTTACTACAAGGCAATGGGGCGTATGATTGCCCACGCTGTACGTGACGGTGAAGTACCTATGCCTGTGTTCCAACAGTTCAAAGACACGTTTGGCTTTGGTCAGTTAACACGTCAGCTTGGTGACTCTGCTAAGATGGCTGAGGGTTTGATAATTGATCTTGTAACTTCAGATGACCCAGACGTCAAGGGTGCTGCTCTTAAGTTACTACAAAGCTCAGCTGCAATGTATACGTCTGGATATACACGTCCTCTTGATCCTGTAAACACTATAGCCTCACTGGTTAAGAAAGGCGAGTATGTAACACCTGACCGTAAGCAAGGGCAAGAGTGGCTCAATAACTCTGTACGCTATGTAGATGAACTACTTGATGCAATGGACGTATACAACAAACCAGAGCAGAAACAAAACGCACTAACCTCCTCAGAGGGACGTGTACCTATTTTACGTTTGTGGGGCGTAAGAGAAGAGCTTGCACAATCTCCTATCCAAGAGATGTATAACCAAGCTGGTATGCCTCAATGGAGCACAAACATTCGCTCTAACATTAAGGAACCCCTCAATGACATCAACCGTATTATCACTCCTATTCTAAACTACGAAGCCTCTGCTATAATGGAGCAGAACAGATGGAAGGATGGAGACCCAGAGACTCGTAAGAAACTAATCAGTACTGTCATTAGTGAATCTAAGAAGAGAGCATTGGAAGTATTGGAGTTATCGTTTGATCCTGATGATAGGAAGTCAACGCTTCTGTACAAGCTAGGTCAGAGTTCCTTCATTAAGAAGAACGATCTTAGAGACCTACTGAAACAGATGGAGATAGATGATGACCTATCTAAGCTAACTGGTAGGCAGCTAGAGATGCTAATAGGATACATTGAACTAGATAAAGAAAATAAGAAAGCCTACAACGAGGCGTTTGAATAAAAAGAGGGGAGCTGTTAGGCTCCCCTTTCTAGTTTTACTGTATGCCGTGTTTATCTAAACAACTCTTAGACCAGAGCACTGCTTCTTGTAGAGCCTTGATAGCGTGGTCTCGTTCCTCAGAATGATGTAAGTGATACACTAGGTAGTCAGATGTTGTGGTGTACATCTTATCTAACTCAGTGACAAACTCTCTCTTCTTCAGTGCAATGAAACGCTTAGCTTCTTCTTCTATATTAAGTACCATAACACTCCCAAACAATGTTAACTAGGACAGTGTATCATATAGGTGTATAGCTGTCAAGCTCTAACTACAAGCCTTCCTTCATAAACACCTTGACCCACTCAGCACAGATACCACTACGCACAATGTCCTCAATGCCAAACTCTACTACGGGTGCATCAAGCATGTACTTCTTAGATAGATGAATGATCTTAGCTAGACCAGACGTACCCTTCAAGTCTGACTGCTGTATGTCACCATTGAGTACAATAGTACTACCCTCACCTACACGTGTGAGTAGCATCTTGATCTCTGGTATGTCTATGTTCTGTGCTTCATCAACGATAATGAACGCATTGTCAAAGCTACGCCCACGCATCAACGCTAGTGTAGCTACTTCAATGTTACCGTTCTTTACACCAGTATCAACAGCGCCACGCCCTAAGTGTTTCACTAGTACGTCTAGCACAGGCAACGCCCATGGTTGTGCCTTCTCTTCTAGTGTACCTGGTAGGAACCCAATGTCTTTACCTACAGCTACGTGAGGGCGTGTGATAACGATCTTGTCAATCTCTTTGAGTGTGTACAAGTCTGCTGCACATGTAGCTGTAACGTAAGTCTTACCTGTACCAGCAGGGCCAAGGATAAGCACCTGCTTGCTAGAGGCAATGGCATTGATTAGCTTACCCTGATTGTCCGTCTTAGGTACAATGCCAGAGGTAGGCTTAGACGCTGCACCCTTGTAGGTTGTCTTGCGCCGGGTGCGTGTAGGCTTTTCTAGGGGTTCAATGTTGTTCATAGTGCTTCCTTAAGTATACAAGTGCGTTCTCTAGGCCACCTATGTCATCCCCTAAAGCACCTATACCAGTATTGCAAGACCTACACAGCCAACCTCTAAACACTTTAGTATCGTGGCAGTGGTCAAGGTTCAAGACCTCTGTAGTGCTTACAGTACCACAACATTGACACTTAGGATCTTTGAAGGGGTAAGGGTTTTCCTTCTTGAGCTTATAGGTTAGCTTAGTGTTTTCAATATAACAAGGCTTACAGTTCCTGTGGATTCCATTAGGCTTCTTGCTTCTTTCTTCATAGTGGTAGTAATCCGTTAGAGGTTTTAACTCCTTGCAGGTAAGGCACTCTAAGAGTTCGTGATTATTACTAAGTACTTCCGTAGAGTCATCTTCAAAAAGCTCTAACTGCATTACCTATCATCCTCTTCCAGTAGTTTCTTCATTTCAGTATACCCACCAATCAAGTTACCTTTAGTGTCAAACACCTGAGGTAGTGTAGTAATACTAGACCTCTTAAGTAAAGTCAATACCCACTTAGAGCTAGCCGATTGTACGTTGTACTCCGTGTAAGGAAAGCCTCTCCCTCGTAAGAGCGCCTTTACATCATCACAGAAGTTACACTGGTCACGACTTATTATTGTATACATAGTATCTCCTAAGTGAGCAGTTTATACACATGCTTAGGTGCTGGGGTTACACTAGGTCTACGATCTCACAGCTGTCACCAGAGCAGGCCATAGTCTGCATTGACACTGTGTTGTCTTCACTCTCGTACTCATTGAGAAGCCCCCAGTCAATCTTAGCTGGCATCTTAGAGAGCATCTCTTCGTACTCTTCCTTAGTGCAATCCTGATATGGTGCTTGCTGGTAAGTATGATCTGAGTGTGGCAAGAATGACACACCTGACATCTCATCGAAGTACTCATAGACAAATGCACCCACAGCCATCCACTCACTGTCACGAACTGAGATAGTTACACTTGGCTTATGCTCACACCAGTGTCGCTGATAGGTAAGCCACAACTCAAGCTGCTCTACGGCTGTCATATCGTTACGTGTTACTGCCTGCTCAGGAGACTTGACAGGGAAGCTAAACACTACAGTACTATCAGGCTTCATAACGCAAGGCTCATTAGGGATACCTTGGTCGATCATAAACTGTGTCAGAGGGTCTTTGTTATCACCACGGACAGTACGAATATAATAGGGGTTGTGCCTAGCGTGAATACCACTAGCGGAATCAACCAGTTGTGATACCGTACCGGAAGGTTTAACGCAGCTGATAGCAGCACTAGCAGGGATGCCAAGCAACTCAGCCCACTCAGCGTTAGTACTAACAGCGATGTCACGAAGATGCTCAAGTGTCTTATCCAATCCTTTGTTAGACGATGTCATTAGTGGGTTATCCATAATGCCTGTCATAGACACACCAAGCAACCGTTCTTCTGCAGTGTTCTTCTGCCATACCTTACGTAGGTAGGGGAACTTAATCATAGTGGACTGGATAGTACCCAGGATAGTAGCCAGCCTAACCTTACGTTCAAGATCCTTCAGTGTATCGGTAGCACGTACTACACACTCCGTTAAGTTACAGAACTGATACGGACGTAAAATGATTTCAGAACAAGGGTTTGTACCGAACTCATAGTTAGGATCACGCCGCCCAAACTTAGCTGCTTGCTTCTTGGATGCTTCACGATTAAAGATACCACGCTCACCAGACTTAGACTCAACCAGTGCAAGCCACTCACGCATGAATGTTTCCATGTCTGGCTTCTCAGTGTATGACACAGAGTTGTTAGCTAAGGCACGATGCCCAGCTGTTTCCCACCACTGTCCTGACTTAGCGTGACGCATACGGTCATCGCTGAGATTAGATAGTGAGATCATAGCTGAACGTCTCACACCACCTACGACAACGATCTGACCAATGAAGCACATCAAGTCGTGACATTCCATAGAGCTAAGCTTACGTCCTTGTGCAGCCTTGAAGGTAGACACAGCAAAGTTAAACAACTCTACTAGTGGCGCTGGGCCTGACGCTCTACCGCCAAACGTCTTAAGCCTTGCCCCTGCAGGGCGCACCTGTGACACATCCCACTTAGGGATCTCACCAGCCCAGAGGAGAGCAAGAACTTGACGGAACCCCTTAGCCCAGCCTTCCTTACTGTCCTTAACGACAACGACAGACTCACTCTCGAACAACTCAGGTACTTCTGGGAGCTTGCTGATGAACTGGCGCTCAACGGAGAAGCCAACCCCCGTCCCGCAGAGGAGAATGTACATAGCCTCATCGAAGGACTTAGGGTCATCTACGGGTAAGTAGCTACAGTTGTAGCCTGCAGTGTTGTCACGATCAAGCGCTGGGCCTGCTGTCATCATAGCTCTCATTGATGGCATGATGTCTTGGTTAAGTATAGCCTGCTCAATGTCTTTGATGTAGGAGTTATCAATCTTAATGGCAGGGCGTACTACATTGTCCATGTAGCGTGACACTGTCTCACTATACGCCTCACGCCCATTGCCATCGAAGTACTTAGCGTATCGTGACTTGTGAATGAAAGACTGGTAGTCTGTGGGTAGATAGTTATCACTCATTATCGTTTGTCTCCTGACCCTTTAAGGGTTCCTCTAGCTTTACGGTCTTGTAGTTTCTCTAGGTTAGCCTTGGCTATGTCTCCCAGGTCTACGTTAAGGTCTCTACATAGGGCTGCTATATACCACAGGCAATCTCCTATCTCTGCTTTAAGTGAAGACTTGTCTAGCTTACCATCACGGATAACCTTCTTCACCTTGTTGGCTACCTCCCCTGCCTCACCAGCTAAGCCCAGCGCAGGGTAAGTGATAGCATGTTGTGTAGGATAGATAGCTGTACTAGCTGCTGCCTTTTGATAAGAGGATAGCGTCATGTCTTTGTACATAGTACTATCCTTGTAGTAATCCCACGCTTCTAAGTCTGTCTCGTTAATCATAGCCTCTCCTTCACCACTAAGTTGTCTACTCTAACGTCATCAACGTCATAGAACATATCTTTAATTAAGTCATACACATCTTCTGGGTGTGCATCTTGTACTGACGATAGGAAGTTAGCATCCCTATCCACATTTAATACAAGTGTTACACTAAACTTCTCATCCATTAAGAACCTACCTTAAGTTTGATACGCTTGGTCTTGACTGCCTTACCTTTCTCTTCAAGCCAGTCAGGGGGTATTACCCTATGTGAATACAGAAAGTTATTCTTATCACACCACATTGCGTATGTCGTTTTAGAACCCTTGTATAACTTAGCCTTGGCATTACTAAACACTAGCCTGATGTCTAACTCTGGGTGTTGTTCCCTTACTGCTAGATGCTTACGCCTGTCTTCATTATCAAAGATACCCTTTGTCTCAACTATGATACCGTTGTCTAAGATAAAGTCTGGAGTATAAGTCCTGTACCTGAGATCCTTCCACTCAATCTTAAGATCTTCATACCTAAAGTTCTTCTTGTTTTGTTTCAGGTACTCAGCTACAACTTTCTCTAATCCACTACGGTATCTGTGAGCGTTATGCTTCCGTACTACCAAGCTCATCTCCTATAAACACATAGTCTACCATAGGTTTCTCTTTAGCAGTAGAGACACGAGACGGTAAGGTCTGCAAGTCAGGCCAGCACTTATGCTTGTAAGCACAGAAGCCACACGATACGCCAAGCTTTAGATTACCTGACGGTTTCTTGCGGTACGTCTCAGGGATAGCCTCAAAGCAACGCTCAAAAGGTTTGTCCTCTTTGATGTACGCTACCGTATCTTCGATCTTGTTTAACTCCTGATCGACATCTACAGATGAAGCATCTACATACTTAAACTGACCGTTAGCTTTGTTGATTACCCACCAGCCACCGACACCTTTGTCAGCTGCAGTAGCATAGCCTACCAGCTGGCTTACATAACCAAAGGCATCACCCTTAGCTAAGGTCTCGAAGTCTGAGAACTTATGCATGTAAGACCAAGGAGAGGCAGACTTAACGTCATCAACCTTATCATCTAAGATCATGTCGAACTCACCGTTGATCTCTGTACCGTCAGCAAGAGTGAGTACAACCTTTTCATTGTCAGTAAACTCAACAGCAGCAGCCCGAAGTAACCCTTTGAATACCGCCTCCACAATGTCTCCTAATATCATGTTCATCAGGAAGTGTGGAGGGAAAGGTATCTTATCTTCTGGGTCATTCTTTTCGTACCAGAGCTGGCACTTAGGACGCCCGAGGTTGGACATCCTAAGCTTGAACTCATCACGAGGGCCGCTGCTGAACTGCTTACGCACAGCATCCGCTACGTCTTCACCTACCTTAGAGATTACAGATTCATCTACTGTAGACTCGCCAGCCAGTGCCTTCTGTAGGAATGTATGTAGTGCCAGTTCAGCAACGTGGTTCATTATTCAGCTACCTCTACGTCAATGATGTCGTTAATGATGGACTCCTCAGTAGCAGACAGGCCAGAGCTACCACTCTTCTCATTGTGAGTGTCGTTAATGTAGTTGTTCATGCCGCTAATCCACTCCATAAACCCGTCAAGGATGTCCTTGTCTGCCTCAACTAAGTCTACCTTGTCACCCAGGGTGATGTCAAACGTGGCGTACTCACTACCGTTAGGCATACTGTGCATCTCTGCACCCATGTTAAGGAAGTACTGCAGGGGTAGAGAGTTCTTACGGTCAATAGACTTCATAATGTCATCTACTGCCGTGATACTACCCCGGCTCTTTACATCCAATACAAACGGGATCTCCTGTGTAGTGAGGGACGCATCCTCAATAGCATTACCCTGCTCATCAGTAGCGCCCTGCATTACTACAGTACCGAACACAACCTTAGTACGCTTAGTATTGCGCATCAACTCTTGTGTTGCCTTAGGTAAAGACTTGAAGTCTTCAACGTAGCCAGACGGACGCCCAGCATTGAAGCCCCCGGTGTTATCCTTGAGGTCACCCGTCAGATTGTTAACGAGTACCGTCTTGACCATAGTGTTTTCATCAGAGTCCCAACGTGTCCACTGCATACGCTGTGCGTAGATGCGGATCTTAGGTGAGACTGCATAGGCTACCTTATCATCCGACTGTAAGAGTTTGTATGCACCAGCTGGTACAACGTCTACTCGAACAGCCTTGCCGTTGATCTCCATGTCACCCTTCAGTGGGCTATGGATCTGACTGAACCGTGCAAGCATAGATCGCTTACCGCTACTACCTTTCGAGAGACCCATCATCTCTGCAATAGAACGTCCGTCAGTTGTTAGTGTTACTTCTGTGCTAGTCATTGTACAAGAACCTTTCTGTGTACGGGTTAAAGAGGTCTAGTTATAGCACTATACATCCACTGTGTCAAGCCAATTCGGCCCGATCTTAGCTTCTAATAATAGTGGTACATTCATCTCAACATCATAGGCCTCAGCTATGATACGAGTTAGGTCTTCGTTCATACTGTGTATGATAGCAATCACATAGTCCTTCTCCTTTGGGTGTATATCTATAACAGCTGAGTCATGTACAGTATTAACCAAGCACGACTGCAAAGGCTTGAGCCTCTCCTCCAACTCCATCAGTACCACGGGTACTACATCACCTGTAGCAAAGCCCTGTACTGGGTAGTTCTTGATGCTAGTCATGTGGCTTACGCTGCCATTCTCTCTGCGGTGTACGTCAGGGAATGCATACTGCCTACCGCTTACGTTAGTAATCTTTAGTAGGGTAATTGCTTCCTTCCCTAGTTTCTTATGCCACTTAGCTACTCCCTTATACTTCTCAGTGAAGTGCTCGTAGTAAGCCTTGACAGCTGTACTTCTACCGTAACCTGTAGCCCCAAAGAGGGGAGCGAAGGTGTGTTCCTTTGCTTCCTGCCTGGTAGTAGGCTCACCAGCATCAGTGATAACCTGAGCAGTGTAAGCGTGTACGTCTACGCCATCGTCAATCTCCTGCATAGCTACCTCATCCTGTGCTAGGAACGCAGCCGTTCTAAACTCAAGCTGGGCAAAGTCAGCCTCCATAACGTAGCCACCCTCCCAACGAGACACAAACACTTTCTTAACTGGGAAGGTGTTACCTCGTGGCATGTTCTGCATGTTGGGGTTACGTCCAGAGAAGCGGCCTGTTGCTGTAGTAGTCTGGGACAGGTCAACGTGTAGCATACCGTCAGGCTTAGTGAACAAGTCAATACCCTCTACGAAGTTAGACAGGTAGCTACCCACAGCATTGTGCCTACGATAATCAGTAAGAAACTCTATCGCATCATACATACCCTTACTCTTAGCCGTAGCAATCAGTATCTCCAGGTTACCCTTTGATGTAGAGAACCCACTAGAACTGACCCAATCTTTGTTGGGCGCAGAGAAGTTAAGCCCTGCCACTTGGTTCAGCTGCTTCAAGCGATACCCTCTAGCTTCACAGTCCTTACACTTGTTAGGCCTTGCATACTTAGTGCCATCCTTCTTGATGCGATACGTCTTACCTGTACCCTCGCAAGTCTCACACGTATAGGCTTGTGTCTTGAAGATACGATCTGTGTTAGCTGCTACGGTAGACTTGTACTCATCCTTGTTGTTAACGTGATCGAATAGCTCTACCCATTCCTTCTTAGTCTTAGGCTTCTTACTATAGATCACGTTGGACATCTGCTCAGATGAGTTGATATTGATAGGTGTGTCACCCATAAGCTTACGCACGTGCATGTTAAGGCGTGTCGCTAGCTGTGCCTTCTCATCCTCAAACTCTTTACGTACCTCATCCAGTGCAGCACGATCTACCTTGAACCCACGCTGGTACATCTTGCATAGTGTAACTGCAACCTTCATGCTTATGTCCCGCACCCTTATCATAGACTGGCTCTCAGGCTTAGAGTAGTCTTCCTCTTGAGCAAGGAACAACTCACGTGTGACATTTAAGTCACACCTTAGGTAGTCTCGTAGTTCAGCGAGGGGTATCTCATCTGTGTTGTATCCTTTCTTATAGTACTCCTTTAGTACGTCAGTCTTACGGGATGGTAGGTCACGCACCTCAGCGCAATACCCTAAGCCTATACCACGCTTTGTACCACGCAGCAGTAGGTACTCACCTATCATAGTGTCATACACCTCACCGTCATATGTAAAGCCTGACTCCCATAGCCAAGGTAAGTCATGCCGTGCATTGTGTACAATCAAAAGAGAAGTCTCATCCAGTACAGCCTGTAGTACAAACGCAGCACCACCACCTGTGTCCTTGCTCTCCTTGTGATCGAAGGTAAGTATATGCTCTTCGTCAGTCTTGTCTACATTGAGAGTACCCACTTGCACTAAGAAGTTTCCTGGCTCCCAAGGGTCAAGCAAGGTCTTACCCTCTCGCTTAGTAGTGTTGTTCTCTACGTCTAATACTGTTCTCATCATCTCTCCTATGCTGTGTACTGTGCTATGTCGCCGTCCAGTTCACAAGTAATACGTCCATGCCAACCGCCATCTAGTTTGTTCTTAGCGATAGTAAGGTATCGTGTCAAGTCTTCTTCTTCATCCACGCCCTCAACTTGTCTGTTCTTAGAGATAAGCACCATCAAGTCTGCCTCAGCTGCCTTGCCTGTCTTACTGCCCTCCATCATAGACATGTTAGGTTGTACTACACCCTCAGCATCAGCACTAAGTTGTGACATCCAGATCACAGCACAGTTGTAAATCTTAGCGATGTTACGTGCATGGATAGCTGCATCCTTTAGGTACACGTCAGACTTGTCAGAGGTACGGCTAGCGAACTTGTCACCCATGTCTAGCACTACGATGTCTGGCTTGTAGCTCTTAACTACAGCCTCAACCCATGCCATGTCTTTACCTGTGCTATCCTTGAGTTGGATCTGTTGTTTGACCTTAGTGTAGCGTGACAGGGCCAGTGCTTTGTTCTCAGTGATCTGCTTGATGTTCATACCTGAGGAGGCTTGAACGTACCGGGCAGCTACACGCACTGCCTTCTCCTCATTAGTCAGGATCAAACACCTAGCACCCTGATGAGCGAACCCATTAGGCGCCGCAATGAGGGACGCATGGAAGGTAGTCTTACCTGTGTTAGGCCGTGCGCCTACCATAACTAAGTGACCACCACTGATACCCTCGACACGATCACGTAAGCTAGGGATGTTCATCTTCCATTGTGTCTCAATCTGGATACCCTCAAGGATAGTGTCCAACTCAATGTCCTCGAACTGGATGTTGAGGTTAGGTGTGAAGTCATCCTTGTAATCCTCGACTAGCTTGCGTAGCTTCTCTAGGTTGTTCTCCTCTCCGTTAACATAGTTAAACCCTAGGTTAGTTACCAACTCACCCACGTGTTGCTGGAACAAGCGAGACAGTACCTCAGTAGCAATCTCCTCATGCATAGGTGACTCACCCTCAATGCGCTTGAACAGGTGAGAGTATGCTTCCTTGTTAGCTGTAGTCATAGTACGGTTAGCTGTAAAGAACAACGCCTCTAACTCAGAGGGTGTGATGCTCTTATCGTACAACACCATAGCCTGATCTAAGGCTTGCTTAATCTTACGCATGTCCTTGGTGAACAGCGCATCAGGGCAACGCATACCCTTATGATTATCGTAGAACTCTTTGTTCATTAGGTTACGTAGTAGTGCAGTCTCTGTCATACTATTCGCCCTCTCTTGGTCCGTAACGAAGTAACTCGTATATAGATACGATAGCTGCCAAGGGCCAACCCAATGAGAACCATATGTGTGCGGTAGGTCTTTCGGGATCAGCTGGATCTGTTACGTTAAGCATAAGGATAGCACCCAATGCATACATAGTTGCGGCTCCATATAGATACTCTATCATCGTTTGTCCTTTATAGGTTCTAATCTCCACATGCCTTCTGTTTGATCTAGTGAAGTGATTAAGTCTAGTAGCTGTTGATATGATATTACAATAAGCTGGTAGCTTTTGTAGGACTCATCGTACTGCCTGAGGTATACCGTACCCTCATCTGCAAGCACAACCTCCAAGTCCTCATACTCATCACGCTCATCCATACTAGTAACGATAGCAATGTCATGCTCAAACTCAACGCTGTACATCTGGCTGCTCCGCTACAAGTATGTTGACGTGGGCTACGTTACCATCAACACGGGTGATAACATAGTCAAGCCCTGCCTTGGTAAGTAACAATCTTAGTTGACCTACAGGTATCATAGCTTCTCCTCTCCATTAAGTTGATTGATACGCATCTGACAATAGCGTTGGACTTTCTCTAAGTCAATGATCTCACTCTCTACCTGCGTCTTACCCTCATACATCTTGTACCCTGCACGACTGGCATACTTAACGATGTTGCCACGCCAGAACTCAAAGCCATTACGCATGATGTATGTGATAGGCTCAATGGCCCACCGTGCGTAGTGCTTAGGCTCATTCACGATGTCTGCTGCATGTTCAGCCAATACACTCTCCTTAAAGTCTTCACGTTCTTTTATTAGGCGATTCCATTCACTCTTTATCATTACTATTCACTCCATTCTTTGCGTCTCGTTCCTGTGCAGCCTTACGTTCCTCTGGTGTCATAGGTCTGATGTCACTAAAGTCTGCCTCTAAGGGCCATTCATTGTCTGTCACGGAGTACATCCTCATACTTGTTGAACAGCTGTTCAAACTTCCAATGGTAAAGCTGTTGCATACCCATCAAGGTGTTCATCATTTCATCGTGAGTAGGCTCACGCTCACCATCACCGATCTGTCTGAAGACAACCTGTAAGTCCTCGCATACATGCCAGCAGTCCATAATCATTGGCTCTAAGTCATATAGTTTAGTCATCATCATCCTCCGTTAGTGCATCCCAGCTAACAGGGAATAGTTCAATCATCTTGTGGTCAATCTGTCGTGCTACCTCTCGTGTCTCTGCCTGTGTGTCATCCTTGCAACGCAGGTTACACATGTCAGCGAAGGCATCAAGGCTACCTGACCAGTACCACTCTGTCATAGTAGACTGTGGAAGTTCCATACGGGCTTGCTCAGGTGCTACACCGTGAGCTAGTAGGTCTTTGTAGGCTTTAAGTGCCGCCCAGCCTGAGCTTCCCCAGTCACCCACATTTACTACACCCTCAGAGCCTTGCTTCTTATCTGCACTGCGTCCACGCCATACGTCAGGTGTGTAGAACTCAGGTTCATCATCAACGTAACGACGACTGATCTCGTTCCAGCGTAGGAACTTATGCTTGACTAGCTGTCGTGCTACAAAGATTGGAGCCTTAACGTGGAAGCTTGCAAAGCAATGTCCGAATGGACTGATGTGCTTGTGCTTGGCAAGGTAACGAATGAGCTTATCATCTTTAGCCTTGAGCTTAGGTGGCCCCCAAGGATCGTCTTCCATCTCAGAAGTCTTACCGAAGCTGACCCGGGCAGCGTTAGCTACAGTAAGGTCAGTACCCATGTGGTCTATGTAAGTTACTTTAATTGACATCAGGGTCTACCTCTCAGTGCCTTTGGTTTCTTTGGGGTTGTTCTTAGAGAAGTTTTCTTTTCAATCATGTAAGCTTTGGTAAGTTCGCTGCCCCTTACCCAAGTATGAAAAACCTTATCATCTTTTATTTTAGGATACTCTGTTGCGACACTATGCATCTACCTGTACTCCAATACATTCTACTGTCTCATTCTTAGCGTTGACCATAACTGCTGCATCTCTTAGCCCAGTCTTACATGAGGTCTCATTGTCATACGTACCCAAGTGGTAGTACCTAACGCCGTTCTCTGGTACTAAGACAAACCATATTAGTAACCACACTGTATTCATACTACCATCTCCTTAAGTCTAATTATATCTTCATGTACACCATACTTGATGTCATCGTCAAGTAGTAAAGCCTTGGTGGGTAACCCTGTCCAAAGCTCTACCTCTCGTTTGTATTGCAAGGTCTTGTGTGCAGCGTCCCTGTCTAACGCTACGATGACCCTATCGAATTGTCCTAACTGTTGCATAATTGACACACCTATAGATGTACCTAAGATAGCAAACCCTACTGCGCTGGGCATAAAGTGTGATACTTTTATCGCACTGATTACATCCTCAACTACCACAGCTACGTTAGCATTAGAGTTAGTACGCTTGATGAAGTAGTCAGCGTTGCCACTGTAGCGATACCACTTAGGTATAGCACCATCAAGCGCACGGCCTACAGCATCAATGAGTTTACCCTTGTAGTGTATAGGAAACACAGCACGTCTATCCTTCACATCGTACATCAAACCCTCATGTTGTAGGTCATACCGCTCAATGAAGGGCTGTAACAATACGTGATCTGATGTAGGTTGTACTACATATTCTGGATAAACTAGTGCTTGTATCTCTTTGTTCTTACTAGGTTCTGTCTTACTCATGCGTAACTTAATCTCTGCAGCTGTCATGTTAGTACTGTATGCGCCACGCAAACCACAGCTTAACTTGAAGCAGTTGTACACATAGTCACCGCCATCCTTGAAGCAAGAGAAGGTATTACGTGAGCGACACGATGGGCAGTCGGTACGTACTGAGTCGCCATCACGTATGTCGAGTGTGTCTAGGTAATCACGTATGTTCATCCGTCTCCCCTTCTCTTTGATAGTGCAGCTGATGCACCACTGAATGTGTTGACTAGGTAAGGCTTAACACTGTTGGGACTCTGGTGTCCACTCACCTGCATAATACCTACAAGATCCACCCCTGCCTCAGCCATCTCAGTGATAGCAGTACGGCGTAGGTCTCTGGCTTGTAGCTTAGGGTCAAGTCCAGCCTTAGCTTTGATGTTGTTGACCTGAGTGTGGATCTCAATGGCAGTGTAAGGGCTGTACCCACTGTGGTTAGGCTTAACCCGTGGCGCTACATAATCCTGGAAGCCAAAGTCTACACGCTGTGC